GAAGGGTAAAGGTGCAAATTATAGACCTACAAAAAAAGGAGCAGGAATGACGAAGAAAGGAGTTGCCGCTTATCGTAAAGCAAATCCCGGTTCTAAATTAAAAACAGCTGTTACCGGTAAAGTAAAACCCGGAAGTAAAGCTTCTAAAAGAAGAAAGTCATATTGTGCTAGAAGTTTAGGGCAATTGAAACGAAGTAGTGCAAAAACTAGAAACAATCCTAACTCTAGAATAAGACAAGCTAGACGTAGGTGGAAGTGTTAAATACATAAAGAAAAATAATAGTATCTTTGTAAAATAAATTTTAAGCATGGGAGCATTTGATAGAATGGTAAAAAAGCTGATGGCTCAAGGAAAGAGCAAAGAAGCAGCAAAAAAAATAGCGTATTCAATTGGTGTAAATAAGTACGGAAAAAAAGGTATGGCTCGTAAAGCCGCAGCCGGAAGACGTAATTCTCGAAACGCTTAATTAATAAATTAATATAAAAAATAAAAAAATGGCACAAGGTTATAACGACAGGTTAGACGAGTCTCTAGGCATGAAGCATAGAGGTAAGCACAAACAAAGCATGAAGGACAGAAGAGACGAAAGTAAAGCAATGTCTAAAAAAGATTATGGACACGCTTACGGTGGCGACCATCATATGAAGTATGAGGAGCACTTAGGTTCTAATTCTAAGAACTTCAAAAAGTAAAAACAGGTATGAAAAATATATGGTGTAAATTTCAATGTATATGGAATTGGCTATTAGACAAAATTTCATTTGAAGTTAAAAACTGTCCAAATAAACTTTGTACTTGTAAGAAATGAAAAAAAGTAGAGGATTAGGAGATTCGATTGAGAAGGCGACTAAAGCTACCGGAATCAAACACTTAGTAGGTGCTACAGCTAAAGCTGTAGGAATTAAAGATTGCGGATGTAATAATCGCAGAGATACTTTGAATAGACTTTTTCCATATAAGAAAAACTAATATATAAACCCTTAAATAATTAAAAATGGCAACAATACCAAGCGGTCAAAAATTCCATACTGTAGCAAGTACGGTAGACACAGAAAACAGAGGTTCGGCAGGTCTTAACTCCCAAAGAACAATTTTTACAATGCAAGATATCCAAGACACTATCACAGTAGGTGGTGGAGTAGACGGTTCAGGAACAGCAAATTCGCTGTCTAGATGGCTCGACTCCAATACTTTACAAGATGCAGGTGTAACAGATGATGGTTCAAAAGTAGCAGTAGCTAGACCATTAGACGTAACAGGTGATGTGGTAGCATCAGGAAATCTTTTAGTAGGAGATAATACAGGAGAAAATCCTTTAGGTATTAACTTACAACAAGATAAAGGAAACTTATCAATTGGATTATTAATTCATAATCAAAATACAGGAGCAGACGCAGATGCGAAAATTTCATTTGAAACTCAATCAGCTGCAGATATTTCTATTGGAATTGATAGAGGAGATTCAAACAAATTTAAAATTTCAAGAAGTGGAAACTTAGGAGTTAATGATGAAATGTCTGTAGACTCAAGTGGTGTGACAGCTAATACTGCAGTAACTTCAGCTACATTTAATGTATCTGCATTAGAAACTGCACCGGCTTCAGCTTCAGCTACAGGAGTAGCAGGAGACATTAGATTTGCAACTGATGCAATTTATGTTTGTACAGCTACAGATACTTGGAAAAAAGTAGCAATAGCAACATTCTAAAATTAAAGATTATGCCAACAGTAGGTAAAAGGGTATTTCCATATAATGCAGTAGGTAGAGCTCAAGCGGATTCTTATGCAAGAATGACAAAGGGCAAGATTAAATATAATCCTACCTACGGCATGGAAAATTCTACTAAGAGTAGTAAACCCAAAATGAAGAAATATTAATAAATAAATAAATAGATATGTCGTACTTAAAAAATATGATTAGCGGAATGAATGCAATTGAGATTGTTCCTCACAATTCCATTTATATTCCTAACCCGGCTCTAATAATTACTCGAAGTTCTCAGACAAACACAGTTGCCGATAGTTTATATGATTCGAGTATCACAACGCAAATATGGAGCGGAGTAACAGATGGTGCGGCAACCGGAGAATTAATTGATTCTTCCGAGAATTTTGTTTTAAATTCTACACAAGCACAAGCAGGAGGAACAGCCGGTGCGGGTAAGTTTATAAAAGATGGTAATATTGTATTAAATTCTACAGACACTACAGAACATATAGTGTCAGCAGTTAAAAGTCCTAATGCATCAAGTTCAGATGCCTTATTAGTAAATACAGGTGTCCCAACAGCAAAAACTTATACTGTTGTAGGAGAAGGATATAAATCAAAACTTGGAGTGAAAGTTGGTGATATTGTTGTGAATGATGCAACTAGCACCATGGCTTTAGTTACAGGAGTAACCGATGACCGAACTATTACTCTTGATGCAAATATTTTTACAGGAACAGGTGAAAAATACAGTATTTTTGGAGGTAATCCTCCAACATCAAAAGGTTCAGGACAGCCAAGTTATATTGGTGATGCAGAAGGTTGTTTAGTATATGTTGGAACAAGCACACAGTTTGTACAAGATATTACTGAATCAGGTGCAGGAACAAATGACCCTCGTCATGTAAACATTAAAGTTAAAACAGTTGGAGGAGAGAATGTAACATTTTATAATTTCCCTGTAGGTGAAATATTGCCTGTTCAGGTGGTTCAAGTATTTGCAACCCCTTCAGTTACTGACGCAAAATTAATAGCAATTTGGTAAATTAAATAAAATGATATACACACAAACAAACACATGGTCTAATGATATAACGTTTATATACGTTATAAAATAAGAATGAAGGAGAATGGCACAGAAGATTTCGGAAGATACTAATGTAACTTTAGATTTAAAGACTATTGGAATGATAGTTGGATTTACGATATCTCTTGTAACCATGTACTTTACGTTAAAAGCTGATATAGCAAACGCAGCGGAATTACCAAAACCTGAAGTAACTCAAGTTGAATTTTCATATAAAGACCAATTAACTAGGACAGTAGTAGAAGGAGTACAATCCGATATGGCGACAATTAAAGAAGACGTTAAGGATATCAAATTACAACTAGACAAGATGGATGAGAGATTATATGAAATTAGCAAGAAATGAGGTTATGGATAATATTATTAATGCTGTTAACCTCTACCGTTCATGCACAGTACAAAGATGGAATTGTCGTAGTTCAATATAGTGCTGATTTTGTAAAAGCAGCCGAAGTAGATTTAGATGACTTAGAGGGTGCAGACCAATATAGATTTTATCTTACCGACCATCCTAAATTATTTTCCAAAGATAAAATAGTATATCTTCCCACAGTAGTTTTATACCACAATCGAAAAGAAATTGTCAGAGTAGAAAGTAATATATCGCTTACCCTACCTGAAAATACATTAGAGACTATACAAAAACATATTAACGAAATTAAAAAAAGCAAGTTTTAAAATGGATAGAAAACAAAAAACAGAAAAGTTTGCATTAAACGCTATATTATATTTGGTAATAATTTTTTTATTAGCAGCTTTTACATTTAATGCACAAGCTCAAGTAATTAAAGAGGTAGACTCGGTTACGGAAAAAAACTTAATTGAAGGTTTTGAGAAAAAAATAAACAAAGGAAAATTTTTTAAAAAAGTATATAATGACTTTTTAAAATATGGAACAATCTATATTGCAGGTAATGCAAATAATCCCTATCAAAAACAATCTATTGACTATGTTGTAAGAACTAATCCTAGCGGTAGTTTATACGATGTGCCAATAGTTGAAGACGCAACTGAATATCATGAATTTGATTATCGATATGGATTTGGAATTAGACGTATTGCTAGATTTGATTATGAGAATAAAGAAAAAGCATATTATGATGGTACTGAAAAGAATGTAGCTTTGTCTTCTCCAACAGCCGCATTTGATGGATGGGAATACTTATTCCATTGGGAGAAAGAAAGGGAAAGAGGTGAGGTGTTTAATAATCACCGTTACTTTCTTAGGAATACAGGTAAGCATCACATTGTTAAGGTAGAGTCAAGAGAAGAAGGAAATGTTGGATTTAAATATAGTTCAGCCGAAGTAAGAGGTAGACTACCTATAGGAAAAAAGTTTAGTATATCAGCCGGAGTTATAGCAAGAACTCATGACCAAGCATTTGGATACAATCCTGTAGAAATTTGGTTAAACGAAACTGATGAAGATGGATACGCATTAAACCCTTGGTACACCTTAGGTTTTGAATATGGTTATGATGATATTTATTATACCCAATCAGACCAATTAGGTAATGAAATTTCAGATTGGTATTGGATAGATGAAGAAGGAACAATAGTAGCCCATACGGATTTAGAGTTTCGTGAGACAGTTTTTGCTGACTTGATGAACCGATATAATAGAGAGCAATGGGATATGTTAGATGCTTTTGCTGAAGTAGCTCCTGTTATCGGAGCAGATTGGTACAGTTACAATGATAAACTATGGGTTCATGCATATGCTAACTATATCTTACCTTATCATAAATACTTTAAGGGAGATGAATCGTTCAGTTATTTAAATAGAAATAATTGGGGATTAGGCGGATTAAAAGAAGATTCTGAATTAGAACAATGGGAAGACTATCAATTTGGTTTGATTAGTGGATGGTACATTACTTCAAAATTGAGTATATTTGTAGAAGGAGAATATACTAAGTTTTGGGATACTGAGATTTTTAAATCTACTATAGGACTAAATATAGAATTATGAGAATAAGCAAACATATAACTTACGCAGAAGCAATACACTCAAACACAGCTAAAAGAAAAGGAATAGATAACACGCCAAATCCGACTCAAGTTGATACAATGAAATTAACGGCAGAAAAAGTTTTTGAACCGTTAAGAGAATGGGTTGGAGGACCTATAAAAGTAAATTCATTTTTTAGGTCGATTCCTTTGAATGAAGCAATTGGCGGAGTAGCTTCCTCACAACATTGTAAAGGTCAAGCGATTGACCTCGATGATGTTTATGGTCATAAAACAAACGCTGAAATGTATTATTGGATAAAAGAAAATTGTGACTTTGACCAATTAATTTGGGAGTTTGGTACGGATATGAATCCGAATTGGATTCATGTATCATACGTTTCAAAAGAAGAAAATAGAGGAAGATGTTTAAAGGCATATAAAGAGGAACGTAGAACTAAATATAAAGTGATATGAAAGAAATACTAGCAAAAATATTTGGAGGTGCAGCAGGGGAGGTAGGAGATAAACTATCAAATATAGTAGATAGATTTGTGAGAACTAAAGATGAGAAAGCAGAGTTTGAAAAAGAGATGACTGAAATACTCATTAATGCCGAAGCTGCTATGCAAAAAAATGTAACGGATAGATGGAAAGCAGATATGGCATCCGACAATAAATTATCTAAATCCGTAAGACCGTTAGTTTTAATTTTTGTTATTGTCTGCACAATGTTGCTAATTTTTATTGACTCAGGATTTATTAACTTTGCAGTTGAAGAGAAATGGTCGGATTTACTTCAGATGCTTCTAATTACAATTGTGGCAGCTTATTTCGGCGGAAGGTCTTATGAAAAAGGAAAAAAAATAAAGAATGGCAAAAATTGAAACATATCCCTTATCTACACCTGTAGTTCCTGCGGATAAATGGATTGGTACTGATGTAACAAATAATACAAAAAACTTTTCCGCTAATGCAGTAGCTATTTTTATGAACTCGTATAATAGGATTGAATCTCAATCTTTGAGATACAAGTATCAAGATATGGAAGCAGGTGATGTAAGACTAGCAGGGACAATATCTTTTGCTTCTTTAAATACAGGTACAGTTCCATTAAGTTCCATAACAAGTTTTAAATTAAGCAAACAACAAATTAATAATGCGGTAGATGTAAGTTTATATTATACTAACCCATTATTACAATCAACTGTTTTGGTGTCAAGGTGTAGTGACCCTTCTACATTTGCAATTTACGAATGGGATTCAGCCGTACAAGACGGGGTTGAAACTAATTTTTGGGACATCGGTGTAACTTATGCCACAGGGTATGGGAGCTTAGTAGATGATAAAGATTATTTTATATCTTTGCTAACATATAAGTCTGACCCTGCGACAACCTACATTCACACACAAAGTGTAGCTTCAGCTACTTGGACAATCACACATAATTTAAATTCGTTTCCTTCAGTTACGGTAACGGATTCAGCCAACACTCCATATAGTGTTGCACAGGGACAGATAGTATATAATAATTCAAATCAGCTGACTGTGTCATTTTCAGCTGCATTTGCAGGAAAAGCATTTTTAAATTAATAAAAGAGAGAAAACATGGCAATAAGATATTTGACTAACATTGATTTAACGGAAAACGAAATACAGAACGTTAAAGCACAAAACCTTGCATCTGACCCTACGGGTTATGCGGGTCAATTTATATACAACACAACTTCTAATACTTTCAAATATTACAATGGGTCTAGTTGGATAAGTTTAGATGGCACAGGAGATATTGCCGGTGTTACGGCAGGTGCAGGTCTATCAGGAGGTGGTACAAGTGGTACTGTAACTTTAGCGGTAGATTACGCAGGTTCAGACAATGTCATATTAGAAGCTACTAATGCAGAGGGAAGTGCTATTGCAAGTAGTGATGTTATCATGTATTCTGATTCTAATGATAGTGATAATGTAAAACATGGTCTTGTATCTGACTTACCTTTTACTAACACATCAGGAACTGTAACAAGTGTAACAGTTACTACAGATGGCGGTTCATTAAGTACATCCAATACTATAACATCAAGTGGTACATTAACTTTACCTTGGCAAGGTAGTTCGGCTCAATATGTAAGAGGTGATGGAGAATTAGCGACTTATGATGAAGGTACAGTAACAAGTGTAGCTGTAACCGGAAGTACAGGTCTTAGTGTTTCAGGTTCACCTATTACAAGCTCAGGAACTATTGCATTAACAAATACCGGTGTTACAAGTATTGTTGCAGGTACTAATGTTACAATTAGTGGAGCGACAGGAGCTGTAACTATAAACGCCGATACTCAAGGAGATATAACAGGAGTTACTGCCGGAGACGGTTTAACCGGAGGAGGAACAAGTGGTACAGTAACTGTAGCTGTAGACTATGCAGGTTCAGATAGTGTTATTCTTTCTGCAACTGATGGTACTTCGGTAACACTAGCAAGTACCGATAAAGTAATGTTTGTTGATGATAGTGATGGAAGTGATACAGTTAAATATGCTAATGTGTCTCAGCTTTCTGCAGCGATTGGTGGTGGTACAGTAACAAGTGTAGCGGCTACAGCAGCTAACGGATTAACAGTAAGTGGTTCGCCAATTACATCTTCAGGAACATTAGCTTTCGGAATATCTGCCGGTGGAATTAATAACGACAGATTAGCTAACTCAACTATTAGTGGTGTTTCTTTAGGAAGTAACTTAAATGCTTTAACAGCTTCTACAGGTTTAACAATGACATCTTATAATGGTTCAGCTGCTGTTAGTGATTTAAAAATAGACTACTTAGGGACTAACAATGCCATTGAAGCAGCTACCGATTTAGAAGGAACAGCTATAGCAGCCGCAGATGTAATATGGTATAGTGATTCTGATGACAATAATATTAAGAAAGGTTTAGTTTCAGACTTACCTTTCGATGCTTCAGGTGGTACAGTTACATCCATTGCAACCCCTTCAGACGGAGGTTTAACGGGTGGTACAATAACTACTTCAGGAAGTTTAAGACTTAAAAACTATTCATCTTTAGGTGCTAACAAAGTATTAAAGTGGGATAATTCAAATAATCAATTAACTGACTCGTTAATGACTGACGATGGTTCAACAGTAACTATTGCAGGTAACTTAACAGTTAATGGTACAACCACTACGATTGATAGTACAACGGTATCTATTAAAGATAACATGATGGAGTACGCTAACGGTAATGATGTTGCCGGTGGTGGTGCAAACTCGGTAGATATTGGATGGTTTGGTAACTATGTAATATCAGCTACGGATTATTTCCCAACTATGTTCTACGATGCTTCTGCATCTTCTAGTGCAAGTTCGCCGGTATTTAGATTAGGTAATGCTACAACTAAACCGGGCAGTACAGCTGCAATTGCAAATGTAGGAACGTTATATGCTAACATTAATGGGGAGATAACAGGTAATGCTGCAACAGCTTCTAAACTTGCTACAGCTAGAACAATAGCTTTATCCGGGGACGGTGTGTGGTCAGTATCTTTTGATGGTTCTGCAAATGTTACAGGTGCTTTAACTTTAGCAACTGTTAATTCAACGGAAACTACTTCACAAGGTGGTGCGAGTAAATCTCTAACTGTTACAGCTAACGCTAAAGGTTTAGTTACTTCAATTGGTGAACAAGCGATATCTATTACAGCATCACAAGTAAGTGATTTCTGTACAGCGGTTGAAACTTGTGTAGGTTCTAGTCATAGTTATGCACAGAACATTGGAAATGGTTCAGCTACATCATATACGGTAACTCATAACTTAGGAACAAGAGATGTTTCTGTTCAATGTTATGATAATAGTTCATATGATACAGTTTATGTAGATGTTGCAAGAACAAATACAAATTCACTAACCTTAACAACAACTCAACCTATTGCATCAAATGATGTGAGGGTATTAGTTAGCAAGGTTGGATAATAATTAAATACAACCTTTATGGGAAATTTCTTAAGTGGAATAAATGTTACAGGTTCTGTATCTATTACAGGAGATGGTAGCAATGCTGCAACATTTACCGAAAGTGGAAGTGGAGATTTCACTATTGCTTCAATAGACGATTTAAGATTAGATTCAGGTGGAAATGATGTAGTATTAAGAGGAGCGAGTAGTTCTGAATTTGGGAGATTATCAAATAGTTCTCAAAATTTTATTATTAAAAATATAACTGCTGATAAAGATATTATTTTTCAAGCTGATGATGGAAGTGGTGGTACTACTACATATTTCAAATTAGATGGTAGTTTAACTATACTAGAATTTTCTAAAAACTTATATTTGACAGATGATGTTCAACTAAGAATTGGTACAGGTAGTGATTTAAAAATATACCATGATGCTACTAATAGTAATATAGTAAATGAAACAGGTAATTTATTAATTGAACAAAAAGCGGATGGTGGAGATATTATATTTTACAGCGATGATGGCTCAGGTAATGTTGCTCAATATTTTAGAGTTGATGGTGGTGAAGTTGAAACTAGATTTTTAAAATCAACACTACATTTTGATAGTGTAAAGGCAAAATTTGGTGATGGTGGTGATTTAGAAATATATCACGATGGTAGTAATAGTTATATAAAAGAAACAGGTACAGGTGTTCTATATATACAAGGTTCTGCAAATGTACAAATAGAGGGTATAAATGGAGAAAATAAAGCAGTATTTAATGAAAATGGTTCTGTTCAACTTTTTTATAATAATGTACAAAAATTTCAAACTACAAGTACAGGGGTTAGTGTAACAGGAACACAAACCATAAGCACTATTGACCAAATAGGTAGTGATACTGACAAATTCTTAATGTCAGATAGTGGTGAAATAAAGTATGTAACGGGAGCTAATTTAAGAAGTTATATCGGAGCAGGTACAGGTAGTGGTGATGTAGTCGCATCAGGCACACCTGTAGATAACCAAGTTGCTATTTGGACGGATGCAACTACAGTTGAAGGAAATGCTAATATGACATTTAGTGGAACTGTTTTAACAGTTACGGGAAACACATCAACAGAATGGAATACTGCATACACAGATAGATTTAAATGGAATGGGCAGTCCACAGGATTACTTGCAGCTGATGGAAGAACATCTTTGGGTGGAACTACAGTTGGTCAAGCGTTTTTTACGCTTACTAATCCTAGTGCGGTTACTTTTCCAAGAATGAATGCTGACAACTCAGTTAGCTCATTAAGTGCTTCAGATTTTAGAACAGCGATTGGTGCAGGTACTTCTTCAACTGCAGGTACTGTAACCTCGGTTGCATTTACTGAACAAACAGGAAATAAAGCAGGTATTACATTAGGAGGAAGTTCAAGTTGGACTACAAGCGGAACATTAAATATAGGACTTGATATTCAAGGTCAAACCGCATTAGGAGCAACAGCTGCCGGTGGAGATTACTTATTAATTTATGACACAAGTGGCTTAGCCAATAAAAAAGTAAGTGTAACTAATTTAGTTGCCGCTGCTCCACAAGGGGATGTTACAGCTTCTTCAACAACTACTTTTACAAATAAAAGTGGTAATATATCACAATGGACAAATGATTCAGGATATACTACTAATTCAGGAACGGTAACAGGTACAGGGGTAAATCAGAGAATAGCGTATTGGACAGGCACTTCATCACTTAGTAGTGATAATGGATTAACATATAACAGTACAGATAATAAATTAATCTTTAATGGCGATTATGCTATTAGAGAAGACGGGAGTGGTACGTTTGAATTAAATTGTGATGGCTCAGATATAATTACTAAAATAAATGGCTTTGGTTCAAATGGGTCTATGACGTTTGATGAAAATTCAATTTATACTACAGCAAGTGGATTCTATGTTCCTTCGGGATATGGTATATCTGCAGGTACAACTTCAACTGCAAGTGGTACAATCAGAGCAACAGGTAACATTATAGCATACTATTCGGATGAAAGACTAAAAGATTTTAAAGGTAATATTCCTGATGCTTTAGATAAAGTGTGTAAACTAAATGGTTATTATTATACACAAAATGAAAAAGCAGCTGAACTTGGATATGAAAATTATGAAAGACAAGTAGGAGTTAGTGCACAAGAAGTTCAAAGAGTTATGCCTGAAGTTATTGAAACTGCACCTATCTCTTACGATAATGATGAAGATTATTTAACAGTAGATTATGGTAGATTAGTACCATTACTAATTGAATCTATCAAAGAATTAAAAAATGAAATAGAAATTTTAAAAAATAAATCATGTGGAAATTAACAAAACAATATTGGAAAGATATGTGGAATGCTTTATGGAATAAAACCTCCATCGATGAAAAAAGTATAGCTGCTTTAAAAGAAATTAAAAAAAGATATAAACTAACTTCTAAAGAATTAGCCGATGTGGGTAATGCTTTAAAGCAAGTAGGAAATCAACTAGATGATATTCCAAGAGCGTTAGCAGGTAAAAAAAGAAAAGGCAGAAAGTTGAATATGCCTAAGCCGACTAATATGGGAGGAAAAAAATAATATATTATGGCTATACCCTCGTCAGGAGCATTAGACTTTTTAAATATGGCTAGAGAATGTGCGTATGGCACATGGGGGTCAGGAAGTATAACCGGAGCTATATCTATTAGAGATTTAGTTGCAGGAGGAAATACATATGGGTCAGGGCAATCCTATCCTTCAATTAATACTTCGAGTTCATCTTATCCTCCTAACACTACACCTGTACAAACTAATTCCTTTTATGGATATGACAAAGATGCGTCATCTATTACGGCATTTAGTGGAAGTTTTGGTGGAGGTAGTGGTAAGGCAGTTTGTGGCTCTGCAACTAATGTAACTTATTATCACGATGGTTCAGGAACATATCCTTCTGTTGGTGACAATTGTTATACTAATTCAGCAGGTACTTCACCAATGGCTGACAATTATTATAAAATGGCAAATGGTGGATTATTGTATGTTGAAGATGAACAAGCTAGTAGTATAGCAACTTGTTAGAGAGTTTAGATAATATTTTATTATCTTTGTAAAAATAAAAATAATTATAAACACTTAAAATTTAATGAAATGAGTAAAAAATTAACAGACACAGAATTAGAATCAATTCAAAAATCACAGAACGACTTTACAAAAGCTAAATTAAGAATAGCTGATGTTGAGATGCAAAAGGCGGGAATTTTACAAGAACTAGATAAAATTAAATCCGAGTTTGCTGTTTTTGAACAAGAGTTGATTAAGAAGTACGGAAAGGATAGCAGTATTAATATGCAAACCGGAGAAGTAAGAACGGTGGAGGAAATAAAAGCTGAAGCTGAAAAAGAAAAAGAATCAGAAAAAAAAGAGTAAATGGCAAAAATTAGCGACACTACGAGTTATCCCAATATAACCCCGACAAATGAAGATTATTTAATATTAACAGATAAAGATTCTTCTTTAGCCACTAAGACGGTTACAGTCGAAGCACTTCAGACGTTTATATTTGGGAATATAGCTTCGTCGCTAATACCAACAATTGATGACCAATTTGATATTGGTTCGTCAACTAAAGAATGGAAAGATTTATACATTGATGGAGTAGCTTATATAGATGATTTAAGAGCTGACGTTGGTGAAATAATTACGCTAACTGTTCCGACTAATTTAATCGCTAGTGGCGTATTAACCTTATCGGGAACAGTTGGTGGTTCTTCTTTAATTACATCAACTTCTTTAGCAGGAGCTGCAAATACTAATTTAGCAAGTACACTTGCTATTAAGAGTTATGTAGATACAGCTATAGGAACTGTTGATGATTTATCATGTTCTTATGATACAAGTACAACAGCCGTAAATATACCGACTCAATCTTTAAGAATATTAGGTACAGCAAACCAAGTAACCACAACAGGTGATGGAGCACAAACAATGCAAATTGCTTTTACAAGTAATATGATAACACCCGGTGATGTATCAGTAGGTGGAACTTCTTTAGCTCCTGTAACTGATAGCAACACAAAACTAGGTAGTGCTACATTAAAATGGACTGTGCTTGGAACAGATTCAATTATTGATGCATCAAATGCTCAAGGTACAGCTAATCAAGTTTTATCGGCAGGACCTGCAGGTAGTTCATTAGCTTGGATAGATATACCAAATGAAGATTTATCAGTAAGAATAGGAAGTTCAGGAGGAGCTACTTTTGTGGTAGATTTAGCTACTGAGATAATTTCATTTGTTGGAACAACAAACGAGGTAGAAGTTTTGTCTCCTGTATCTGAAACTGTTGCATTTAGATTACCTGCAACTGTAACGTTTAGAGGAGCTATTGAAACGCAAGACATAAAAGCTCAAGGCGATATGCTTTACGATATTGGTACAAGTGCCGATAAATATAGAGACTTATATGTTAGGTCTATTGCAGATGGAGCAGATAGTTTGGGTGGAGCTAATATGGTTTTAGCCAAAAATGCAGCTAATACAGCATTAGAGTGGACTACACCTGATGATTCTTCATTAGAATTTTTAGGAGATTCTAACACAGGAACACCTTCAGTAGATTTAAATTCTCAATCTTTTTCTGTTCTTGGAACAACAAATCAAATAGTAACTGCAGGTAACAACCAAACATTAACTTTATCATTGCCTTCAGTATTAATTGCTCCGGGTTCAGTAAAAGCTACTACAAATTTAATTGCTACAGGCGATGTGCTTCCTGTTTCGGATAGCACAAGTAATTTAGCTTCAGCTACAGAAAAGTTTTTAGCATTATATGCTGACTTAATTTATGATGCAGCTGATTCAGCAGGTACATCAGGTCAAGTATTATCATCTACAGGTTCAGGATTAGCATGGGTGGCAAACACAGGTACAGACGATTTACAAATTGCAGGTGATACAGGAACAGGAGTTGTTGACCTTCCAACACAAACATTAACTGTTGCCGGAACATCAAATGAAATTGTAACAGTTGGAGGTTCACAAACAATTACTGTTGCCTTTCCAACGGACATAACTACTAAAAACGATATTAATATAACAGGAGATGTTTTACCTGTTACTGACAGCAATAGTAAATTAGGTAGTTCTTCATTAAAATGGTTATCTCTAGCTACTGATGATATTTTAGATGGTACGAATAGCACAGGTACAGAGTATCAAGTATTAAGAAAAAATTTAGGTAATACTGCTTTAGAGTGGTATGTACCAACTGTATATTTTATAGGTGATTCCGGTACAAATTCATCTGTTAGTATTGGTGAAAGTTCTTCATCAGCTCCAATGAGATTTTTGGGAACTGCTAATGAAATAACAACAGTATCTGATGCTACAAGAACAATCACATATAGTATCCCATCAACATTTGTAGCTCCGGGCAGTATCGAATCAACAACCACTATTACCGTAGGTACTGATTTACTTCCTAAGAGTGACCTTACTACTAAAATAGGAAGTGGTAGTGAAAGAATGTTAAGAATGTATTTAAGTGAATTGTATGACCATGCAGGTTCAGGAGGAACAAATGGTCAAGTTCTATCTTCAAATGCTTCCGGGCAATTAGCATGGGCTGCACAAAATAACAGTACATTAAATATATCTGATGGTTCAACTGCAGGTAGTGTTGCTTTACCAACACAATCCTTAACTATTGCAGGTACTGCAAATGAAATTACCTCAACAGTATCAGGTCAGTCAGCTACATTGTCACTACCTTCAAACGTAGTAGTACCGGATACAATGGAAATTACTACTTCATTATCCCCTAAAACAACTGCGGCAGTACCACTTGGTACAACATTATTAAGATGGTCAGAAATATTTGTAAACGATATTCAGGCAGTTAATGGCGGATTAGGAACTGCAGGACAGTATTTAGTTAAAAATGGTGCTAACCAATTATCATGGTCTTCAATAACTGCTAATTCTTTAGAGTTTTTAGGAGACTCAAACACAGGAACACCGGCGGTGGATTTAGCTACACAATCTTTAACTATTGCGGGTACAGCTAATGAAATAGAAACTGCAGGTAATGCACAAGCATTAACTATAGCTTTCCCAACTGATATAACTACAAAAGGTGAACTTAATAGTGTAGGTATTATAAAGCCAACGACTGACGTAGCTATTGACTTAGGTACATCCGCATTAAGATGGAAAGATATATATGTAAAAGAAATTAGAGATGCAGGTGACAACGTAGGTACATCAGGACAAATTTTGGCAAAAAACCCTGCAAACACCGGATTAATATGGGTTGATAGTGGAACAGCAAATGTTGTAGAAACAACAACTACTATATCAAATGCACAAATGATGGCTTTAGCTACAACACCAATAGAATTAGTTCCTGCTCCGGGTGCAGGTAAAATGATTAGTGTAGTAGAATGTTTATGGAAATTAAGCTATTCAGCTCCAAACTTTGATTATACAAATGATGTTGCTGTTAGATTTTCAAGTGGTGGTACTAATATTCAGTTCCAACCATTTTTAAATTTTGATAATGGTATGTTAAATTCAGGAAGTGATTTTTATCAAACAATACCTCCTGCACAAAGTAATGGAAATGCAAATGGTCAGATTAAAGTGAACGCTGCATTAGAAGTATTTGCTGATACTAATCCAACACAAGGTGGAGGGTCAGCAACATTTAAAATAAAATATAGAATAGAAGACGCATTCTAGAAATAAAATGTAATGGATATAAGAAAAATTTCAGTAGGACCTGACTATAAATCAGGTGCTATGCATTATTTAGTTGGACAAGAAGTATTAGGAGGAAACTATATTATCCATTTAATAAAGTTTGAAACTTCATCAGGTAATTTTAATATATACATAATTCAAGGCAATGAAATCAAATTATGGAAATCGTTTAACAGAGTGATGCCGATTTCTATTGAATATAATATAAATTTTTAAACAATGAATCAAAATGCAATCACCTCACAGCTTCATCGTACAACCGGTAAAAGGAAAAAGATACGATAATACTAAAAATTTTGGTGAGGTAGAATTTATTGTTAGTTCTTCACAAGAAGACCATAAGTTTTCAAATCGTTATGGGATAGTAGTTTCTTTACCATTAAATTATTGCGGACCTATTGAAGTAGGTGATATATTATTAGTTCATCATAATGTTTTTAAATATTATTATGACATGAAAGGTATACAGAAAAGCGGCAGAAGTTATTTTAAAGATGATTTATTTTTTATAGATAACGACCAATTTTTTTTGTATAATAAAAATGGAGAATGGTTTGCTCACGACAAATATTGTTTTGTAGAACCAATTGCAGCTAAAGATTATTATTTAAATAAAGCGGTTAAATACGAGCCATTAATGGGTATTATGAAATATCCAAATGATGAGTTAATAAAGCATGGAGTAAAAAAAGGTGATGAAGTAGCTTTTCAACCTGAAAGTGAATATGAATTTAGAATTGATGATGTATTAATGTATAGAGTTATGTCTCAATTCATAACAGTTAAATTATGAGTAATACTGAAATTAAATTAAAAATAATTGAAGCAGGACAAAAGGCAGTCGATGAATTGATTAGTGTGGCTAAAGAAAAAATAGTTACCGGAAGCGAAGATGATTTGTCGGCTGATAGATTAAAAAATGCAGCAGCTACAAAAAAGTTAGCAATATTTGATGCATTTGAAATACTAAATAGAATCGAACAAGAAAGAGATGTTATTGAACTAGAAAGTAAAGGTATAAAACAAACAACAAATCAGGGTTTTGCAGAAAGACGTTCTAAATAAATTATATACCAAATTAGTTGGAGTCATTCCTAAAAATGTGCTTGTTAAAAAAAATAAAAGTGCAACTTGGAAATATGGATACAATGAAAAATATGACATTGTTGTTATATCAAAAACAGGTGAAATTGGAGATATAATAAAAATGAATGGTATAAATATTGCATTACCACTCCAACCAAAAAAAATTACTAAAAGACATAGTGCAACAAAACATCAATATTGGGAAAGGCACGAATACCCTAAATCACTAAAAAGAATTTCTACCATATTTCAATGGAACGACCAACCCAATACATTTAAAAACCAATGGATTGATTATATAGAACAAGAGTTTGATTATAGAGAATATGGGTATTGGTTTTACAATAACGGTATTCCGACATATATGACAGGTTCTCATTATATGTATTTACAATGGACAAAAATTGATGTAGGTTATCCTGATTTTAGAGAAGCAAACAGATTGTTTTTTATTTATTGGGAAGCGTGTAGGGCAGACCTGAGAAGTTTCGGTTTATGTTATTTAAAAATAAGACGTTCCGGATTTTCTTTTATGGGTTCTTCCGAATGTGTTAATACAGGAACATTAGCTAAAGATTCAAGGGTAGGTATTCTTTCTAAAACAGGTTCGGATGCTAAAAAAATGTTTACAGACAAGGTTGTGCCTATTGGAAGTAATTTACCATTTTTCTTTAAACCTATTCAAGATGGTATGGATAAGCCAAAAACTGAATTAGCTTTTAGAGTACCTGCTTCAAAAATTACAAAGAAAAATATGTATACCGTTGAAGAGGAAGAGCTAGATGGGTTAGATACTACTATAGATTGGAAGAATACTGATGATAACTCTTATGATGGTGAAAAATTATTATTATTAGTTCATGATGAAAGTGGTAAATGGCTAAAGCCAAATAACATATTAAATAATTGGCGTGTTACTAAAACTTGTTTAAGGTTAGGTAGCAAAGTTATTGGTAAATGTATGATGGGTTCTACTTCCAATGCTTTAAGTAAGGGGGGTGATAATTTTAAAAGTTTGTATGAAGATTCGGATAGTTCTAAAAGAAATGCGAATGGTCAGACAAAAAGTGGATTATATAATTTATTTATTCCTATGGAGTGGAATATGGAAGGGTTTATTGATAGATATGGAATGCCTGTTTTAGAAACCCCATCTACACCAATTTTAGGAATCGATAATGAAATGATTAGAATAGGAGCAATTGAGTATTGGGAGAATGAGGTTGAATCATTAAAATCCGACCCTGATGCTTTAAATGAATATTACAGACAATTTCCTAGGTCTGAATCTCACGCATTTAGAGATGAAAGCAAACAGTCATTGTTTAATCTAACAAAAATATACCAACAAATAGATTATAATGATTCATTAATAATTCAACATCATGTTACTCAAGGAGGGTTTTATTGGAAAAATGGAATAAAAGACACCGAAGTAATATTTAAACCTGATAAACGAGGAAGATTTTTGGTTGGATGGACTCCATCAAAACAACTTCAAAATAAATATTATATCCGCAATGGGAAAAAATATCCGGGCAATGAACATATTGGTTCTTTTGGATGTGACTCCTATGATATTTCAGGTGTTGTTGGAGGTGGAGGTTCTAATGGTGCTTTACATGGAATGACTAAATTTAACATGGATGACGCACCAAGTAATGAGTTTTTTTTAGAATATGTAGCAAGACCTCAAACTGCTGAAATATTTTTTGAAGAAGTTTTAATGGCTTGTGTATTTTATGGTATGCCAATATTATGTGAAAACAATAAACCTCGTCTTTTATATCATTTTAAAAACAGAGGGTATAGAGGTTATAGTTTAAATAGACCCGATAAAGTATATAATAAATTATCAAAAACAGAAAGAGAATTAGGTGGTATCCCTAACTCAAGTGAAGATGTAAAACAATCACATGCCGCAGCAATAGAATCATATATTGAAAAATATGTAGGTTTAGATTTTGAAGGAACATTTAGAGATTCCGAAGATATGGGTACAATGTATTTTACAAAGACGCTTGAAGATTGGGCAAAGTTTGATATTTCAAATAGAACTCGTTTTGATGCAACTATAAGTTCAGGATTGGCAATAATGGCTAATCAAAAACACTTATATTTACCGACCAAAAAAGAGTCAAAAATAAGCATTAACTTTGCAAGATACACGAATACAGGAACATTAAGCAAAATATTACAATGAAAGATATAAAAATAGATATAAGTGCAGCCGGTTTTCCAAGTCAATTTGTGTCTGATGCTAAAAAAGCAACAGTAGAGTTTGGTTTACAGATTGGTCAAGCAATACAATATGAGTGGTTTAGAAAGGATGGAGTAGGGTGTAGATACTATAATCAATGGGGTAATTTTAATAGATTAAGATTATATGCTCGTGGTGAACAATCAGTAGGAAAATATAAAAACGAATTAGCTGTTGATGGAGACTTGTCTTACTTAAATTTAGATTGGTCTATAGTTCCTGTAATTCCTAAGTTTGTTGACATTGTTGTAAATGGAATGTCTGACAGATTGTTTAAAGTTGAAGCATATGCACAAGATGCAATGTCTCAAGCAAAGCGTTCAAAATATCAAGATATGGTTGAGGGTCAAATGTCTGCTAAACCTATTCTTCAAAACATTTCTAAAAATTTTGATGTTGACCCTTTTGTTGTACAACCTGACAGTTTGCCTGAAACAGATGATGAGCTTCAGTTGTTTATGAATTTAAATTATAAACCTGCTATTGAGATAGCTGAAGAAGAAGCAATCAATACTTTATTTGATGATAATCATTATCAAGATATTAGAAAAAGATTAGATTATGATATTACTGTTTGTGGAATAGCGTGTGCTAAACATGAATTTTTAGAAGGTAGTGGTGTAACAATAACTTATGTTGACCCTGCAAATTTAGTATACAGTTACACAGAAGATAAACATTTTAAAGATTGTTTTTATTGGGGTGAAATCAAAACCGTTCCTATAATAGAGCTGATGAAGATTGACCCATCATTAACAAATGAAGATTTAGAAAAGATAAGCAAATACAGTCAATCATGGTATGACTATTTTAACACAGCACAGTATTATCAGAATAGTATTTTTTATAGAGATACTGCTACCATTATGTATTTTAATTATAAAACCACAAAAGAATTTGTTTATAAAAAGAAAAAATTAGAGGGCGGAGGAGCTAGGGTTCTTGAAAAAGATGACCAATTTAATCCGCCTGATGAAGTACAGGAAGAGGGTAATTTTGAAAAAATTAGTAAACGTATAGATGTATGGTATGAAGGAGTAATGGTAATGGGTACTAACTTTATTTTAAAATGGGAATTATCTAAAAATATGGTTAGACCAAAATCAGCATCTCAACATGCAATGCCTAATTATGTTGCTGTTGCACCTAGAATGTATAAGGGTAATATTGAGTCTTTAACAAGACGAATGATACCATTTGCTGATTTAATTCAAATCACTCACTTAAAGCTACAGCAAGTAATTGCTAAAACTGTCCCTGACGGTGTTTATATTGACGCTGACGGGCTTAATGAGGTAGACCTAGGTACAGGTAACGCTTATAACCCCGAAGACGCTCTACGGCTTTATTTTCAAACAGGTAGTGTTGTAGGTAGAAGTTATACTCAAGATGGTGAATTTAATAATGGTAGAGTCCCGATTCAACAGCTTACTTCTAATAGTGGAGCGAGTAAAACTCAAATGCTTTTAACTAATTATAACCATTATATGGATATGATTAGAACTGTTACAGGACTAAATGAAGCTAGAGATGGTTCTACACCAAATCCTGACGCTTTAGTTGGTGTTCAAAAATTAGCAGCATTAAATTCCAATACCGCAACAAGACATATTTTGGATGCAAGTTTATATTTATATAGAACTCTTGCGGAAGCATTGTCGTATAGAGTGGCAGATGTGTTAGAGTATTCTGCTTTTAAAGAAGAGTTTATAAATCAAATAGGTAAATACAATGTGTCTATATTAAAAGAAATAAATGATTTATATATATATGATTTTGGAATATTTATAGAAGTTTCTCCTGATGAAGAAGAAAAAGCTATGTTAGAACAAAATATTCAAATGGCTTTATCTAAGCAAGACATAAACTTGGAAGACGCAATTGATATCAGAGCTTTAAGAAATATTAAACTTGCAAATCAATTGTTGAAAATGAAGCGTAAAAGAAAGAAAGAAGAAGACGAAAAAAGAGAAATGACTAAACAAGCTGTACTCGCAAAACAACAGCAAATGTCTCAACAAATGGCTGCTCAAACAGCAATGCAAAAAATTCAAGCTGAAGGTCAAATGAAAATGCAATACAGACAAGCAGATGTTGCTTTTGAAATAGAAAAACTTAAAGTGGAAGCTGAATTAAAACGTTCACTTATGGCTGAAGAGTTTCAATATAACATGCAGATAAAAGGACAAGAAGATGCTGCTTTATCAAAAAGAGAAAGTGATAGAGAAAAAGCAAAAGCTAATAGAATAAGTCAACAAAATACGGAACAATCTAATCTGATAAATCAAAAGAAAAATAATTTACCTCCTCAAAGTTTTGAATCTAATGAGGACAGTTTAGATGGTTTTAATCTATCGGAATTTGACCCAAGATAGTAGCTTAAAATAATTATAACATATTGTTTAACTTTGTACAAAATTAAAATTAAATCCAATGAATCTAGAAAATATTAAAGTAAGAGAAGTTAGTGCACCTGAAAAAGGGAAAGCTGAAGTCGAACAAGAGCTTTTAGATAAAGCTGAAGAAAAAAAAGTTGTTGAAGAACAAGAAGTTGTTGAAGAGACAATAGTAGATACTCCTGCATTAGATGATAATACAGTTTTAGAGTATTTAGGAAAAAGATATAATAAGACCATCAATTCATTTGATGAGTTGATGCAAGAAAGAGAGGAACAAGAAGCATTGCCTGAAGATGTTTCATCTTTCTTAAAATATAAAAAAGAAACAGGTAGAGGAATTGAAGACTATGTTCGTTTGAATAGAGACTTTGATGAATTACAACCTGATAATTTGTTAGCTGAGTATTATTTAGCAACTGATGAAGCTATAGATACAGAAGATGTAGACGATTTGTTAGATGAGTTTAGATTTGATGAAGATGTAGATGATGCTAAAGTTGTTAAGAAAAAAAGGTTAGCAAAAAAACGAGCTGTTGTTCAAGCTAAGAAGTATTTTAATGAACAGAAAGAACAATACAAACAACCCCTTGAGTCAAGTGCGGGAGTTAGTTCTGATGACAATAAAAAACTAGACGAGTATGAACAATATCTCAAGAGTGTGAGAAGTAATGAGGAAGCGGCTAGAAAAAAGCAAGATTGGTTTTCTAAAAAAACTGACGAGGTTTTTTCAAGTGAGTTCAAAGGTTTTGAGTTTACCGTAGGCGATAAGAATGTTACCTATAGTCCGGGTGATGCATCTGAATTGAAATCTAAACAATCTAATGTTTTGAATTTTATAAACAAGTTTGTAGATGGAGAAACAGGATTGATGAAAGATGCACAGGGATACCACAGAGCTTTATCACTAGCTATGAATCCTGAGAAGTTTGCCAAATTCTTTTATGAATTAGGTCAAGCCGAAGGAGTTGAAGATGTTGTCCGTAAAACAAAAAATGTTAGTATGGATATTCGTAAAACTCCCGAAACTGCAACTACTCAAGGAGGAATGAAAGTTAGAGCTTTAAACACCGACTCAGGTCGAGGTTTGAAGATTAAAAGTATGAAAAAGAAATAAGTAACAATTAAAAATTATTAATTATGGCAGTATTAGCAAGTCCAACGTTTCAGTTGCAGCCAAGTGCTCAACAGGTAGCGTTGTCGTCAAACTATATTACTAATGCTCAATTTAACTTTTTGAATCAGTATCTTCCTGATACTTATGAAAAAGAGTTTGAGAGATATGGTAATAGAACTGTTTCATCATTCTTAAGAATGGTAGGAGCAGAAATGCCTTCTAACTCTGACCTTATCAAATGGGCAGAACAAGGAAGGTTACATATTAAATATGTAAACTGTGTCTTAGGTGGTGCAGGTGCAGGTGCAGCTTCAGAAACTTTTACAGTTCCTGCAGCACAAATTGACCCTGCAAGACAACCATCAGGTTCAGTAGCACCGGCAGGTGCAGCAGGGCAAATCGGTATCAGAAAAGGTCAAACAGTAATGATTTCTGATGATACAGCAGGTTCTGCATTAAACAACAAAGGTATTGTAACAGCGGTTACAGCTACTACATTTACTGTTGCAATGTATGAAGCAGCAGGTTTAGCAGCTTACGCAGGTACAGCATCAGTTTTATCTATGGTTCTGAATTTAAAAAAGGAACTGTTGGAATGGAAGGTGGATTAATATCTAACGACTTCATTTTTGAAAACTCTCCAATTATATTAAAAGATAAGTACCAAGTATCAGGTTCTGATATGGCACAAATCGGTTGGATTGAAGTTCAAACAGAAGATGGAGCAAGTGGATATTTATGGTATCTTAAATCAGAACACGAAACTAGATTACGTTTCGATGATTACTTAGAAACAGCGATGGTAGAAGCTGTACCGGCAGAAGCAGGTTCAGGTGTTGCTACTCAAGCAGTTTATGCAGATGCAGGTAACAAAGGTTCTGAAGGGGTATTCTACGTTGTAGAAGCAAGAGGTAACGTTTGGGGTGCAGGAAATCCGGCTGATTTAGCAGGATTTGATAGCATTATTCAAAGATTAGACAAGCAAGGTTCTATTGAAGAAAATGTAATTTTCGTAAACAGAGCATTCTCGTTTGACATTGATGATATGTTAGCAGCTCAAAATTCTTATGGTGCAGGTGGTTCTTCATATGGACTATTTGACAATGATGAGGAAATGGCTCTTAACTTAGGATTTACAGGATTTAGAAGAGGTTACGACTTCTATAAGTCTGAATGGAAATACCTAAATGACCCAACAATGAGAGGTGGATTAGTAGGTGGAGCAATTAATGGACTATTAGTTCCTGCAGGTTCTACTACAGTTTATGACCAAATTTTAGGTAAAAACGCTAAGAGACCTTATTTGCATGTTAGATACAGAGCTTCAGAAGCTGAAGACAGACGTTATAAGTCTTGGATTACAGGTTCTGCAGGTGGAGCAACAAACAAAGATTTAGATGCAATGGAAGTTAACTTCCTTTCTGAAAGATGTGTTTGTACTCTAGGTGCTAACAATTTCTTCTTATTCAAGTCATAAGAAGTGTATATATAATTAAGGGAGGATTAACCTCCTCCCTTTTTTTTTAATCTAATTAAATTTAAATAAAATGAAAAAGACAAAAGAATTTGTAGATAAAGTCTACCGTTTAGTAGGCGATAAATATCCCTTATCTTTTATGTTGGCTACACAACACAGTAGAAGATTCCCATTAATGCATTTTGATAAAGAGACAGGTGTTAACAAACCTATGCGTTATGCTAGAAACCAAAAGTCTCCATTTGTTGACGACCAAGACGGTAATGTTATTTTAGAACCAATTGTGTTTGAAGATGGTATGCTAGTAGTTGCCAAAGAAAATCAAGTGTTACAAGAATTTCTTTCTATACATCCACAAAACGGTGGCGTATTTGAAGAGGTTGATAAAGGCAAAGAAGCAGCTGAAGATGTAGAAACATTATACGCTGAAGTAGATGCATTAATTCTTGCAAGAGAAATGACGTTAACACAGCTCGAAACTATTGGTAGAGTTTTGTTTGGAGATATTAACAAACTAACTACAGCTGAATTAAAAAGAGATATGCTAGTATTTGCTAGAAGACATCCTTCAGATTTAGTAAACATGGTTAATGACCCAATGTTAAAATTATATTCTAAGGTTCAATTATTCTTTGACAATAAACTATTGGTTTATAGAAATGGAAAAAAAGATGTGCACTTTAACACTTCTTCTAACAAGAAGAGAATGGTTAGTGTTCCATACGGAGAAGACCCTGTGTATATAGTATCATCATTTTTACAATCTGATGATGGAATAGAAGCATTAAAACTACTTGAAAAACGCTTGGAAGACAAGTAATTTGAGAAGGGGATGAAAAAATCATCCTCTTTTTTTTT